GCGATGTTCACCTACTACATATTGAGGTGGTAAACCTAGAGCTAACTGGTCTACATTTACAGCAGAAGAACTACCATACGTTTGTGCCCCACTAGGCGCACAAAGCGCTGTGACTCCACCGACCATATAGGGGGTTGTCCCACTACCGGACGGTAATTGATAGAAACTACCATAGTTTTCTGTCAAGAGAACACCTGTAAAAGGTATCGGGTTAGGCCAAAGAACTATGTTACAGTCCCAATTCCCGTCAAAGGCCTCAGTATCTGGCACACCAAATTCCTGAGACTGTTTAACGGTTTGAACAATAGAACTGGCACAGTTCGTATCAGGGTAACCCGACGCCTTAAACGCCGTGTCATGAAAAGGGTCAGTGGCTTGAATAAACCAATTCTTACCCTCCCCAGATAAACATTTTGCGGCTTCTAGCTTATTGAGCATAGCCGACGGTTTTCCAGTGTGTACATCACTAGCTGCAGCTGGATAGCTAGCTATTGACTCCATGTCCAGACTAGGTGAAATGCCCTGCAAAGCAGAGCCTTTCACCCCTAGTAAAGAGGTCCCGCCCTCATCCGGACGAGACCTCACCCAATGAAATCAAAACACAAAGGAGCGTCTAATCTCTTCCATATTCGGAAGAGGAATATCAGAAGGCCACAACCCTCTAGCTTTAAGCTGATTAGCTAAATATTCCACAGCCTTGGAAGAAGGAGAAAAACAAAGATTGTGAGCAAGCCCACAAACCCGTTCTGCTCGCTCACGCGAGCGCATCCTCCCCCCCACGACTTGAAGAGCATAAAGCATTCGCTGTTCATGATAAATTGGAACATAGTATTTAATGCCACGGTAAGTCCACGTGCCACAAGTGGCACCCAGAAAAACCAGGCCTTCAACACTATTAGATACCACATAATCCTTAACATCGAACCCAGCAAGCTGGAAAGTTGCCCGAAGATCTGGCAGGGACACCCAACTCTCGTCGATTGCCCCCCCCACATTATCGTCTGAATATAATTTAGGCGCAATTACTGAAATAGCGTGTTCATAACTCGGTTGAAGATGCTTTTGATCGCAAACTCTTAAGTAATGACAGAATGTGAGTATAATATGAGCGATAGTATTATTTGTACTTGTTTTTAAACGCCCAGATTTCTGGTCCAAAGAAGTGCCGACGATCCAACCGTCTGGAAGCAATTCATTTGCATAGGTAGCGTTTTCCTTTAACCACGCGATATCATAAGCATAAAGCTCATGAACCTCGTTCTCGAAGAAATTATCACGCACCGTTTCTACCAGCCCGTCAAGGGTAGGGCCATAACCCTTATCCCAGAACTTGACATCGTAAGTAACTTTAACTGGCCATTTGGCCAGTTCAGTGAAAAAACGATGCCAACCTCCATGCTCCTTGACGAACCCAAGAGCTGACCAGGTACCATTCAACGACATAAAAACCTCGTCCATATCGCCGTAATACATTTTCTCTAACAAAAAATAGTCTACAGGGGGATTTCTGAAAATACGAATCTTTCCATTCATTATCTTCTCGTAATCCATGTACTCTACCTTAGGGTTAGCAGTCCAGATAGGAACAGGGCGAAGAACGTTGTTAGGTTGACAATACCACTTAAGGTAATCTGAGTAGCCATAACAAAACTGATCTTTCTTCATCCTGTATGGGAATCCGGCTGACGTATCACCGACAAATTTGACGTGTTCCAAAGAACGTCGATTGAATTTTCCTATTAACTCACGGAAATGCTTAATGGTATAAGACACAGCAACCGAAGTAATCGATTCTGGTATATTAAACACTTCCCTCTTATCACCCTCTAGCAATGCTTTCTCAACATTAAACCGAGATGGGCGCACTATTCCATATTCCGAAGGGACCTGAATAC